TTCAACATCTTATTCATATACTGATTGAGTTTAGATTCGATCCAACGAATAGAAAGTTGACCAGCAGTAGTAACTGCAAGTGCAATACGAAGATCATAGAATCTAAAGTATTGACTACCAAGAGCACCATATGCAGAGTTCAATGACAACTTCTTTGCAAGTTGTAGATTGTCATAACGTGCAATTCGTTTAGAAATCTCATACTTTCTTTTTGCATCAGTTTCGACTTCATACTCTTGCTTTGCCTGAATCATCATCTTCTTAAACTTCTTGCGATCTTCATACATCTCTTCCATCATCTTAGGTAGAAAACCTTGAATGTCTGTACGAAAGAATTGACCATTTGGTGTAATTGTTACATTATGTAAAGAAGACAGATCGATCTTTTTCTGAAGAAGAGAATCTACAGTAATACTTTGAGATGCAATCTCTCTCATTTCTGGAGTATAGTTCTCTGCATCAATCAATGTTTCTGGTGACAGATTGTATTGAATAATCAAATGTGGATACAGAGAATTCAAATCAAACGATGCAACCCAATCATGTTTACCAACTTGAGGGTCTTTGACATATGCACCTTCGAACGCTTCAGTTTTACTTTGAAACACTCGTGGTGGCACAACAACATTCTTTGCAAGAAGATGATTATAAGTTAGTGCATCCCACATGCGAGTCTGTGCAAATACATCACTATAATTAGTCTTTGTATCATACGCAAGAGTCAAGGCAAGTTCAAGAAGTTTTAACTTGTCTTCCATGCGAACAATAAGTTCAACGTCTTTGATGTTGTACTCAATAAACTTTTGATGATTTTCTTTGTATAGACCATGAAGACCATCATATTCATCATACGATAGTTTACGTTCGCCAAGTTCTACACTAGCAATGTTATCGAGTTTATATGACTCTTGCGACTTACCACCAGGTGAGAACCACTTGTACAATTCAAGATAATCAAGATCAGTAATACCAATCAGTTCATATGCCGTTTGTTTTCTACCTTTGATTGTGATTTCACGTTCGGAGATCATATTCCAAGGAGACAATCTCTTTGCATGATCTTCACCGAGAATCTTTCGAATACGATTAATTAGATATGGCGTATCGAAGAAGTTAGTATTCCAACCGGTAATGATGTCTGGATAATTGGCAACCCAATCTTCAAGAAAACGTTTCAATAAAGAATACTCATCTTTGCATCGAAAGTAAGTTACATCTTCACGATCATTATTATATTCACCACAACCATAGACATACATGTTGCCATTATGATATTTCATACCAACAGCAGTCACTGGTTCAGATGCAATGTATGGATCAGGAAATCCATTCTCAGAACCAACTTCGATATCTAGGAAACAAATTACGATTCGATCTTTATCCCACTCGACAGATTTCTTATGTTGTTCACCAATGAACGCATATTCATATCGATTGTTACCATAAATGGTTTTGCCCGAGACACCATCAAATTGTTTGTAGTAGTCTCGGGCTTCGTTAATAGAATCGAATCGAATCTGCTGAAGATATTCTCCGGCTAGATTTGTGTATTTGGTAATAGATTTAGACTTCTCATAGAAAGAAGGCTGATATTTTATTTTGAGTTTGACACGTTTGTTGTCAACAACACCACGATAAAATATATTATTACCAATACATTGTACGTTCGTATAAAAGTGAAAACTCATTAATTAACCAGTGATGATTTGTTTCGACGCGGTGACGATACCAGATCCAAAGATAGAGTTGTACTGACTGGTGATCTGTTCGTCTGGTTCATAAGAGTATACCACATGTGAACCGTCAATGATAGTGATAGAATCAACTTTTTGTTTTGCAAGAGAAGGAAATGGAACAAAACCAATAGATGGTTGAGATCCTGCAATCTGCGATGGTACCATACGCAATTGAACTGGATTAGATAAAATCCATTGATTATCTGATGTTTGTCCAGTCTTTGCAAGAAGATCTTCACCCGTTACTAGTTTAATACCACGAACGCCTTTATCAATATTCATTTTATTTCCTTATTAAGAATTGGTGGGCCCAACAGGACTTGAACCTGTGACCAATGAATTATGAGTTCACTGCTCTGACCAACTGAGCTATAGGCCCTATGATTGGTGCGGAAGGAGGGATTCGAACCCTCAAGCCTCTCGGCGGCAGATTTTAAGTCTGCTGTGTATACCGTTCCACCACTACCGCGATTAATTAGATGGAGCGGGGAGGAGGAATCGAACACTCCGTACCAGGAAGGTATCCTGGATATTGCCACTATATCATCCCCGCAATAACTACGCTGCTATTCCTTTCAAGCGATCAGCCGCATAAGATGCTGCAAATGCTCTTGGCTTCACCATCGGTACTACATTACACATACCTTTGATGTAACCAATCGCTTCATTGATCACTATACTGGAATTATACATCTCATTTGGGTTGATGTCAAGATGAACTTCAATATCATTCTCGACGATTGCAGATAAATCTAAATACATTTCTGCTACTTTATAAACTTCAGTCATTAGTCGCATTCTAGGTTTCTTATTCACGGCATCATAATCTCGTTCTCTAATGACTTGACCGAAAATTTTGCAACCGTGTTTTCCTGCAATATGCACTACGATTGCTATCGTGTAATCAGCATACCAAAGATCTCTGATTTTAATTCTTTCAGAGTCACAACCAACATAAAGTTTTGTATCAGGACCGCAACTTTCTACAAATTCCTTAACTTCTCTCAAGTTAATTTCTTTGTTTAACACTTGCTTCTCCTTTTAAAGAACTTCTTACAGAAGTCGCATTATTTATGTTTGATGGAAATACAAGTATTTGTGGTGCCCTTTGACAGTATAAATGTCCATGTATTACTTCAATGGTCCTAAAATTTCAAAACCATCTATATCTTTTTTATATAGATTCGCTTGTTCTATATACAAATACTCAAATCCCCGTGCTTTGTAAATTGCACATTCTGTTTTCATTGATTCAATACCTAATCGCATCTTGGGCTTATGATATGTCCACGCAAATTGATCACACTGTGCGTTATGTAGATCAAATCTGCGTATTAAACTAAATGCAACTAATTTTTTGTTGTCGTAATATCCAATAATGTCGGCCATGGGGTCGTTGTACCTGCTGTGAAATATTGGCATAACGCTGTCGAAGCGTTTGTATATACAATAAGTTCTGTAGATACTATCAAGACGAACAAGCACTTCAGGTTCTCGACCAGTGATGTATTCCCAATCTACGGTTTCCGTATAATTGGTTTTACTTAGATCTATTCTAGAAAATTGGTAAGTCACAGAACTCTTTCAGGAAACCAATCTTGCTGGACTCCTTCCCTATCTAGATCTAATGTGACGCAATGGATACCACCATCCCAAAAGTATCTGTGCCTAATAGGACAGATGTGAGGGGTTATACCGTGACGTTCGAATGCATCAAATGCTTTCTTATTGTAACCATTAACAACTATATTTTGTTGATCAATTGTAAGAATGTTGACATCAAACACACTTTCTTCAACATATCCTACCCAGTCTTGTAACCATGTTTCTACGTAATCAATCAATTCAGCATCATATTCACTGCCCTTGATCCACCATCTTCCCTGATTCTCTTTCTTTAAGTCTAAGAAAGGTTTTACTTTTCCCCAACTCTCACCTTGTAAGTATACAACTTCCCAACCAGGAAATGTTTTTGAATATGTAGGCATGTCCATTATACTAACAATAAGTCCTGGTTTAACAGGACAAAAACAACCGTCGATATGTCCACCAGTTGTAACTATGTGATTTCTATACTCAGGAAAAAAATGATCAGTAAGTTGTTTAATTTTACTAATGTCACCAGGTTCTTCTGTCATACCAAAACCAAAAAATAAATCTTTGCCAATTCTAGTAACTCCATTGGCTGGAATTAAATTTAAACTATCATGGTACTGGTTTTCAATTATTTGATTACCAGCAGATATCACTAGATTAGTAATTGGAGTCCACCATTCGAACTCACTAGTCTTTTGAGCAATATCGTTTATATTGTCACCTCTAATAAATTTAAAGTTTAGAAGTGTTTCACATTCTTTCTTAGCCCATTCTGGCAATTGTTCGTATGGTGTAAACTCTTTTGGCCATTCAGGACTTTTTAATAGATTGTAGTTTTTTTCAGTCCAGTTAGTGACTTGTAAATTGCGTCCTGCCGCCTTTAAAGTGATACGGTCGTAAGGAAAGACAAAAAATCTTGATCCTATCATAGCCATTTGATCTCTAGGTATCATACTAATTGGACCGGGTATTCTTCGGTTCTGTGATAACAGTCGATCCAGTTGCACATCAGGAACATTTGGTCTTACAACTTTTACATTGAACTTCTCAAGTGTTGTTATTAGATTTTGAAAATCTTCTTCAGTTTCAACAGCAATCTTTTCGAACAAATTCCTTAGTCGTGAATTCTTGATAAAACTGTAGAACTCAGGAGCATAACTTTTGCCAACCACACACACTTTCAGTGGGTCCCACGGCTGATGAACGCTGTACATTATTTTCTAGGATCCTTTCGATGTTGGAATAACTGTTTAAGATAGTCTTCTGGCCACGAGTCGTAAAAGCCTTTATTATATATTTGTGATGATGCAGCGTCTAACTTGCTGAGACACTGCACTAGAGCCAGCGCATAAGTACCTTGATTCATACTGACTCCGTTTATTATTTCAGGATCGCCAGGATGATCTTCAAGAACCAACAAGTCCTTCGCTAACAAATACTCTCGGTTAGCATTTTTGAGTGAATTACTAAAATCTTTGTAGTCCCATACAACAGGATCGTATGCGTATACAATTACTTCGTAATCACCCATACCACATACAGATCTAGATTTCATGTCATAATACGGATCAATACCATTTAGGACTTCAACTTTACTATTCAATCTTGCATGTCTCGCAAAGGGGCACGGTGGCCACCCGTTTAGTAACGGATTTGATTTTTCCAAAAAGTTTTCCATCCAGTTCAGAATGTCTTGCTTTATAATTTCATGCATGATTTATTTATGTTTATAATCGCTCAGTTGGCCCCGGCGGAGAGAATCGAACTCCCACAGGCAGATTTGGAGGCTGCTGTACTACCACTATACTACACCGGGATTGTTTGGTGCCCTTTGACAGAATCGAACTGCCGAATTCGGATTACAAAACCGACGTTTTACCACTAGAACTAAAAGGGCTTAGAACTTTTATTTATTTAACAACAATTCAATTTCGTCAAGTTCTTCTTCAACTTCCCATGTGCCGTGAGGTGGAGCAAAAACAAATGTCACTTCATCAACAGTTCCATCTTCCCTAACTCCTACCTGTCTATGGACAGACACGATCAAATCTTTTTTAAGCAACAGTTTCTTACCTATATGTGCAGGTGAAGCATTAGTGAGTTTGACAAACATAACAATTTCCTATTAAGTGGTGCCCCCCAAGAGACTCGAACTCTCACACCTTTCGGTACCAGAACCTAAATCTGGCGTGTCTACCAATTCCACCAAAGGAGCAAATAGATTTACTTTAACGAACACATATATATCACATACTAATTTGTTGCACATCAACTTTAGCAGTTCTTAGAAAGTTCAAACCAGACTCATCACGATATGAATTTCTATAATATAAACTTGTAATACCAGATTGATATATTAACTTAGCGCAATCCATGCAAGGTGCATGAGTAACGAACATAGTAGCACCGTCTCCAGACTCTGTAGACTTAGCCAATTTTGCAATAGCATTGGTTTCAGCATGTAATACCTCCGGACGAGTTTTTAACCCTCTGTTAATTAATGTTTGTGGTTCACCGTAAACAGCATCCGAGAACCCTATGTCTTCATCTTCACAATTATTATCCCAACCAGATGGCATTCCATTGTATCCAATCGAAATAATACGATCATCTTTTACAACAATCGCACCAACATGAAGTCGCCTAGCAGAAGATAGTTCTGCAAAGACTTCTGCCGTTTTCATATACGCATCAATAAACTTTTGTTTCATATTAAATTACCATTATCATCAACTTCGATCCAAGTGGAGTCTCCCATGTATCGGACTCTGCTTATATATTCATAATGTTCTGGTGGACCACAAGTCCAATCATTAGGACCATTGATACTTAAACTAATAACATTAGTACTTCTGTTTGAAAACAACCAATAACATTGTCCATGAAACACTTGGAAATTATAAGACGCTGAATGTACAGCGTCTGTAATAAACAATCTGCGTTTAATTTGTTCTGCTTGTTTTTGTAGAATATGCACCATTTCCATGATGCGATTATATTCTTGTTCGGCATGCATTCTGGCAACATTGAGCATTAAATCTTTTTGTTGCTTGACAGGAACTAAATCAAACTTTGGGCCACCCGCTTCAGTAGGATATGGCGTTATATTCCTATTCAAAAAGGTGACAAGACTATCTCCAATTTTACTGTCAAAACTGGTTCGACCTTTAGTCACATTAGACTTGCCACCTTCATCCATTACTCTTTCTCTAATGGAACAAACTCATCTTTGTGACAACCACAATTTGGACAAAGATAGAACATAGGTAAGTCTTCAAACTTACCATCAACTTCTTCATCATGGATGTGACTACACACTTGACATTCGTATTTCATATAAACTCCTATTTTAATTTGGCCCGTCTGGCAGGGATCGAACCTGCGACCCACAGCTTAGAAGGCTGTTGCTCTATCCACTGAGCTACAAACGGTTATTTTGATTTGACTAGTGAATCTTCACGCATCCAATGTTTTTGAATTGGATGTTTTTCTAAAAGATTATCGGGTACAACGGAAACAAAACTGACACCATCAATTTCTTTTGATGGCCAATCGTGAAACGTAAAGTAAATATCCTGCGTCACTTTGTTCCGCAGTTTGATCGGTTTGTTTAGATGGTTCTTTTTCATAATTTAGATTCCAAGTAAGTTTTTACGCTTACTTGGAATTATACATCACACTACACTAGTTGTCAAGTCTTACCTTTCAACTGTTGTTTTGGTGCAACAGGTTGTCCAATAGGAATCTTGCGAGGCTTCTTCTCATCTGGAATCACGTTCTCCAGTTTAATAACAAGAAGTCCGTCAACTAGATCAGCATCTTTCACAACGATGGTTTCAGCAAGAACAAACTTGTGAAAGAAGTCACGAGTACCGATTCCACGATGTAAGAAGTTCTCGTTAGATCTTGATGTTTTAATCGAACCACCAACAGTCAATTTTCCACCTTCAGCCGTGATTTCAATGTCATCACGTTTGAATCCAGAGACTGCAATTTCAATAATATAATTGCATTCATCTTCTTTGATGATATTATAGGGTGGATAAGTCTGCGTCTTTGTTGTTAGCAACGTATCGAATTCTTCGAAGGTGCTAAGTAGACGATCAAAGCCAACGGTGGCTGGAAGCAAAGATTTGCCATATGATAGAGTCATAATTTTCTCCTAATTAAAGCGAGTTGATAATAGTGTGGACCCAATCGGCATCCACGTTATTATTTATACAAAATTACTCTTTAGATTGATGCTTTTTACCTATCTGATATTTTGGTACTAATTGCCACTCACCTTTTTCTTTATGTGAAAGAATTTTGATTTGTGACAATGAGACTGTTGGTTCTTCAGTCTTGTATTCATCTACGATTCTTAGAAGTTCCCAATCTTCTAGTAGATTTGCAATGGTGTTCCTACGTGCCATATCGTTTTCAGAGAAGTCAGTTTCTTTACCATCTAAAGCGAACAATTCTTTAAAGTGGGTAATATAGTACTTACCCTGTTTATGTAGAATGTGACATGATTGAAAGAGAGTCTTTTCTTTCTTTGATGCAACACCAATGCGTGTCAACGTTTCACGGACTTTAAGAAAGTCGTCCTTTTGATCGAGTGTTACTTCAACCAGATCTTCGATTCTTATCATTATTCTTCACTCCACCTTTGTCTAGTTTTTCTTTTATCAAAGATATCTGGTCTTTATTTAAGATACGTAGTGCTTCTTTTGCTT